ACCAGAAAGAAGAGCCATTATCTCAGCAGGAGTCAATCCAATTATATTCCCACCAGTTTTCCTACCCACTAATCTCTGTTCTGCAATTGTTAGAGATGCTGGTGTATTATCCGAATCAGCAGACAAGATTGAATTAGCACCGAATAGATGATGCATCACCGCTTCATAGTTTGTGCCACCATTACCAATATGAAGCTGATGGGTGTCGGTACTGAATCCGAGTTCTCCTGCGGCCAAAGCTGGTAAATCAGCAAACGCTCCTCTTTTTACTTGTATAGTATTTGCCATTATTCTTCTCCTTGTTAATTATGTGTAACTACCACCATCTAAAATACTATTAATTATATTGAATCCACCTACGTCAAGACTACCTAACATTGCTCTAATCCCACTTGTGAGCAGATACTGAGCATGATCGTCATTGCCTAAATTAGACAATGCACTATGCGACTGAGATGTTGCTGATGCTCCAGTTATTCCAGATTGTCTAAAATCAGTGACTTCTTCAATCTTAGCAGGAATTGTCCCGCCCCATCCATTTTGAGTTTTTAAAGCAAAACGATAAAGTATAACCAGTTCAGGACTTGGAAAATCCCCAAAGTCTATTATCTCGTTGGTCGCATCCTCAACTGCGGTCTTTTTATCCGTATATTCATGTTGGCCCTGGATCATTTTGATAGGGTATTTCCAATCATTTGTCGCTACTAACGTACAGGCAACATACTTTTTATTCTCTACTTCAACCTGAGAAAATGTTCCATCTCCGTTATCTTGATTGAAAGCAAGTCTTAATCCAACCCCTGCAACTTTGTATGGTAGTGTGGTTGCAGCATCCTCTACCCAAGTGCCATCAGCATCTGCTCTATACAATATAGGAATTTGAGCATCAGCACCATTAAGAATCTGCTCATATTGCACAGCAGGATCGCCATTCTCTATTTCTATCTCAATGTCTTCATCATAAAAATCACCGTCAGAAACTTTAAAAGTTAGTGCCACATCGGAGTCAGTATCAAGAATATAATCGCTCACTGTCAGCCCTTCTTTGTATCTTGCACCGATATTGTCGTGTAACCAATGATGAGTCTCACCAGACATTATCGTTCCATGACGTTCTGTAGCGACTACAGTTGTAGTGGTCCCGTTCCAGTATACTAAAGCTAAAAGAGGCTTATGAATCATAAGATCATCATATGCATTATGACTCGGATTGACCGCCTCAGTTAAAACCCCCTCATCATAGTAAATAGCATGAAGGCCTTTATCGTCTGATATTACAAGGCTGTCTGGTGCATCCTTTGTATATTTAAACCCACCTTCCCAATATTCAAAAGTAGCTGCTACTGGCGATATTGTGAAAGTTCTGGTTCCATCTACAAAATCAATAGTTGTTCCGGTGTTACTATAAAATCCGGTAGGGGCATTTGTATTATATTGATGATCGTATGCCCAACCTGATGAGATTGGTTCAAGGTGTTGATCCTCTTCTGGTGTTCTATCTACATAGGCGAGATTTAATGCGGAGGTATCGGTGACTTCTTCCCAGGTTGCAACACTATATTCTGATATAGCAAGTAATTGATAAACTTTATCTGTGGTGTGATCTCCCCATAAAGTAGTTATCTTGTAAGGATTACCACTTCCATATCCACTGTCTCCCGCAGTAGGTGGCACAATCCCTAAGATAAAAGGCTTACCTGAGTTTTTCATATTTGCTAATATAGTTAAATCCATGATTCTCCTATAGCTGAACAATCATTGCTGTCGAACCTATTGCTACACCCACTTTATAGTTCTTAACTGTTTGGGAAAGCGTTCCTGTAGCAGACAACCAGACTTCACCGCTACCACTCCAGCTCCATCCTGTATTAGTGAGGGGACCTGCTCTATGTCCTCTTATTCGTTCTCCACTGGTTCCTGATTCAATGGCAACAGCGCAAGGCACCCGCGCTTCTCCTGAACCGGGATCAGAAGCTACCTTCCATTCATTGTTTATAACAGTCAAAGGGTCGTATGCCGATATAATTTGATCAGAAGCAACAGGAAACACCATTCGTGTATTAATAAAAGAAGCAAGCAGTTCCATATCATTATCAAATATCTCACTTGTTCCTGTGACAGAAAACTCAATGGTTTCTATGCCATACTTTTCTTCAATCGTCATTTTATGTCTCCTTTGTAACTGTTAATTCATACTGAGCTGAGGAATAAGTTACTTCCTCTACTGTTATATAATTTTTCAACTTAAATAACAATGTATCTGCTAATGCCCCATTATCTGCTATGTTAGTTGCCTCTAAATATTCAAAGTATCTGGAGTCTATTCCAACAAATGTATTTACCAGAAGATCATTAACCCAGACTTGAATTTCAAACTGACCTTCCCAAACAACGGGCGTATAATTCAACCAATTTATATCAACTCCGGCTCCTTCTCCTCTTACTCTGGGATTCCAGGACAGAACTATATCGTCGGTATATGTAGCATAAATCCCGTCACCATTTGCCTTCAGATTGATAGGCTTATACGGCTTCTTTGCTCTTCCAGCTATTGTTATGTCATTTACATTGGCATCTGCTTCTGAACTGGTAAAAGAAGCATTGTATGCCAGGTATTTAAAGTACCGAGCTACACCCACACTAAAAGCACTATCAGTAAGAATTTGGAAATTGGTTGAGTCTAGGAAATAAAACTCTTCGCCTGCTGCATGATCTTCTCTCTCAGTATCGTACCTTCCCCTGACTACATCTGATAGAGCATATCTGTTACCAGACACAGGAGTTATTGTTTGGAAAGTTATTATCTCATCGCCTAATACAGCAAGATTAGTTTCTCCCCATAATTCAATTCGTGAAATGGTTTCAATTATATCCACATCATCATTAGAAAAATCTATTTGAAAACCTGTTTCGTCAATCCTATTGGTATCTCCTGAATAATCAGAAACAAGAGTTCCTGCCGGAGAGTAGTTGGAACTCACCTGAAAGTTTTCATAAGTAACACCATCAGGACTTATTAATATTTTAAATCCAACCTCACCTTCACTTTCTCTGGAAGTAGTAGCAACTAAAGAGACCTTTTCTGATTCTGTTAGAGCAAATGGAGCCTCAAATATTGCAGTATCGTCCAGGTCAGTTATAAGACTTGTTTCAGAGCTGGTATTAGATGTTCCTAAACCACCAGCAAATGTTTCTTCTACTTTTGAAGATATATAGTTCGGATCGATTGAAGCATAGACCAGGATTCTCTCTGTTTTCAGGTCATCTTCTTCTATTTTTCCTATCCGATAAACTTCACCACTAATTCCATACTGAGCATAATCTAAAAGAAAGGGATCACCTACCTGCAATCGAAAAGCGTTTCTATTTGCCGGGAAGCTTATATTAGCACCGGGATAACCTTTCTGTCTAAGCATCTGATCTGCTATCCACACAGCGTTTTTTGTGGTTGTAAACATCCCAAACTGGAAAGTCTCATGAGCAACTCTGCCAACAATACTTTGGTTAGCAAGGTCTCTTTCTCCAGTTTGGGAATCTTTGAAATCAACTACCGTCATTTTCTATATTCCCCTTATCTCTTCAACTGAAACCGGCACTAGCATTTCCTTATTGAATTATGGACATTTCCATGTATATACATATGCTTCATATCCTATCTTGTAATTCTCAGTGGCACAATTGGTAACACCATGCCATATAGCACAAGGATAAGCACCATACCCACAAGCAGTTCGAGTTATCCCATTATTATTTGCAACCTCGCCAAACCATGTTTCTATGTCCGACCAAGGAACATCGTAATTAGCATTAAGAAAACTCCAGAGATTATAATTCTCAGCTGTAGGATCGGCGCAAGTCCTAACATATGTGTTTTCCAATTCAGCATCTACTTTAAGGGTAAAATTAGTTTTATAGGCTACACCATCATACGTAAAGTAATGAACTTCGGTATATTTTGTACCTTGAACACTATCACCGCCACCCGAATGACATTCCCATTCTCCAGCTGTATTCCTAATATTTCCCTCAGGTGGGCTAGCTTCAGAATCACAATAATCTGTAACAGTAATAGCACAGGAGATATCATAAGCAACTCCACAAACTCCTGCTGCACAATCAAGTTGCTCATTGGCATTATTAGAAACTAAAGTTGTTCCTCCATTACTATTCCATGTATAACCTGTCCCACTTACAGAGTATGTATAAGGAGCACATCCACCAGTAACATATATTTCAGCACTTCCACCTGGTCCTATTGTATCTGGTGTACTGGCCGTATCTATCTCAAATGTAGCAGGTGCCAAATCACAACAGGTTAACAAAGTTACTATGCCTTGAACTAAACTAGAACACCCATCATTTACATTAATTATTGCAGAAGAAGCAGGATCGGAATCTGTATAAATTGTAACAGGACTAGAAGAGGTAAGTTCAGTTAATGTAAAAGCTTGATCAAACCAAAATCCAGAGCCATTTATTCTCCAAGAATAATTAGGAATTCCTCCTACTACACTTATTGCCACTGAACTACTGGCTTCAACTTCTTTATTTTCATCCCACTCAAAACCAGGTGCTTGACTGATAGGAATATGGATCGTGTTACTCCATCTGCCTGCACTGTCTTTAACTTTAATATATCTATCAGCTTCCTGACCTGAACAAAATAATGATCCACATAAATAGGAGAAGGATCTTCCAATAGAATAACTGACTATAGACCAATCAGACATATCATCATCTTTGTACCATAACCTAAAAGCTCCGCAACCATCTGTAATCGTGTATTCTCCATAACCATAATTAGTATTTTGGTATACTCCTAAACAAGAATCATTTATTAAAGTAGGAGCAACATTCTCACAGTTTGCAGGTAGAGAACCATCACCTGTTGTTCTAGTACCACAACAAGTATCGGCAAGGAATCTTAACGGATATTGTACTTTTATTTCATTGAGCGTATCCAACCAGCTTTCTCTATCTATTACCATCTCTTCCAACATAAAGTCTTCGTTTATGGTAATCATATCAGTTTTCTTAACATCATCTCTTATGGCGATAGGGTGATACTTGCCGTCAGCTCCGTACTTCAATACGGAGTTAGTGTGCGCCAGAATATTTTGGATATAAGTCAAAGCCGTTTGTTGATTGGAGAACAATACGCTGATACCTCTATTCTCATAGAACATATCATCGGCAAAGTCAGAGAAGGAATCTTCGTTAAGATAATCTTCCGACATACCTACCATTTCAGTAAGGATGTACCAAATAGCATGAGAAGGATTATAATCATAAGTCTCTATGGATTCTTTATCATTGAAAGCAAAGGTGGGGCTCTTCCGTACTGCAAAACTCATTACTGGTGCTCTATTGTAATCTCCGATAAGGCAATCATTAAAGTAAGCATATACCTGATGTCTGTAGGCAGGTACTAAAGTTTCATCATCAGAAATAGTTTTCATACTTGAGTTAGCAACTTGATCACCTGTACCGAAATAGAACGTAACAGAACCCATCCCGCATAATGTTATAGTTTCTTCGCCACCATAAGCAGGTATATCTAACTCACCCTCCCATACACACTCGTCTCCTTTGAATATAGTGTAAAGAGTGCCTGCCGGACCTAAACAAAGGACAGTTGCCCAACTTAAATAATACTTATAACCTGTTGTTACTGTTTGACTTCCACCACCACCACCTTTTCCTCCTCCTGTTGATTGGGTTTCCTGAACTGCAACGGTTCTATTTTTTCCGTACCAAATAATATTGCCTGTCATTTTAGATGTTCCCAAAAGATCAAATACAGGTAGGCCTTCATCGGCGGTAGTAATATCAAACTCATTTATTTGAGGTTTGCCAGGAGCTTTTACATCAGGCTGTATAGGATCAAGATATGAGCCAATGGCGGCACCAAAGGTAGCACCGGCAAGTATGCCCAAAGGAGGGAATAAAAATCCTACTATTGCACCACCAACTCCTCCTAGTATTTGTCCTGTACTCATTAGAAACCCCTAATTTCTTCAACAGTTTTTTCGTTCATTTTTGAATACCTACACTTTTTACAACCCGACACGCTTTGATATCCTTCTTCGCCTTCGATGGAAGTAAGAGTCATTGATGTTTTACAATTGGGGCAAAGCTCTGGTTTGTATCCGTCCACCTTGTCCTTCATGCCTTCTAACCTTTTTTGATCTTCCTCTAATTGTTTCTCCTGAGCTTTCCTATTCTCTTCAACAACATCCTCTAAATCGTTTAAGCTCTTTCCATTATAAGAAAGATGTTTTTCCAACGTAAAGAAAGAATGATAATCTTTAGTAGGTATCTTTAACTCTACCATCCTTTTAAACTTTGCCATTGATATCTTTTCTTTCTTTAAAAAATCCTTGATCTTTATGGCATTTGTGACAGTCGAACCATTAAAGGGCTCAAGTAATTTATTTGTCATTGAATACTCCTTTTTGTGTAATCATCCTATAATCCTTAATGCAAGTCTTTTACGTTTATGCCATTCGTTATCCATCCAATTAATCTTTCTAACACCTATTCCAGTTATAGACTGATACAACCGCGTGTCATAGTAAATAGCGGAATGACTATTCGTTTTGCCAAATTGAAACAACATTATATCTCCATTCATTGGAGACTCTAAAGATACTGATTCTGCATTAAGTTGGTCTATAATACCTTTCATTAAAAGCTCGTCCACATTATGTAAATGCCAATCTTTATTATATCTGGGAATTTTAAAAGGGCCTAATCCCATATCCTCAAGCACTCTTGCTACAAAATGGATACAGTCACAACCACCTTGTTTAACACCAGCCCAATGTCTAAAAGGAGTTCCTATCCAGCCCTCCATTATGTCTTTAAGCTTGTGCTGTCTTTCTATGGATTCAAAATAATAAGGCATATTATCCCCACGAAACCGGGTTATCTATTGGTATATATGGATGACCAAAAAAGTTAATTACATTATCGAACTTATCCCTACAGGTTGTCACATCACCTTGGCATCCAGGATATATAGATACTTCCCCACTTGTACTCTTAAAATTAGAGGTGAGAGGGTATCGTATCCATACTTTAGTTCCCTTATGCTTTGTAACCATTCTTTTAAATTCTCCGGAGTTTAATTCCCCCCTGGTAAAATAACCATCTGAAAACTCACCAGAAAAGGATTGGCTTGTAAGTTCCAGGCCTGTAGCGTCCACGCCTACTTGTACTGATGTTTTTATAAATAATTCTCCGCTGAGCTTACACTTGGAATCGAATACAGCATTATTTCAATAAGGACCGAATCTATAAATAGGAACTGGTTGACTCAAATAATGCTCAAAGCCTACACAGTCTACTTCAGCACGGGTGCCTACGATAGCAGTCCTTTTTATCTGTCCGTAAAAAACAGTGGAGGCTTCATATGGAGACTGATCTCTAAAGATTTTAAATACATGAATCCAAATCTGTTCAACAGGATTTAACGCAATATATTCAGGTATTGGGTCCGCTACTCTGGCAACGGTGACTGACAATTTATTAACTTCATTTTGGCTATCCCATTCAACAGCACTTCTATCTAATGGTGCCGGAATGTATTCATTTCCATCATAAGTTACAGCCACATCTCCACTTGTGTAATACCAATCTTGACCCCCCTCGCGCCAAAGATGATACATCTCAGCGGGCTTTCTTTCATTGGCATATTCTAGTGCATTATATTCATCTGTTTGATCTTTCATTAATTACCCTTCCGGATATTCGTGTGGTACTTCAATAAATGATAATTCTGTTGTTCCTATTACGGGCGTTGGAAATGCCCACTCAATCTCATCTATGTCAAACCTACCAAAATACAAGAAGCATGACATTTTTATTTGACTAAGAGTTAGAGCTCTGCCCAGTGATTCTTCAATGGTTAATGTTGTGTCAGATGGTACGCCTGTTACTTTTCTGGCAAACCAAGTATCGTCATTCAAATAGATAAATAAGTGCCGTCCCGTTCCAGGATCAGCAGGATAAAAAGTAGAGTATTCAATGTCCTGTATATGTAATGTAACATCATCCGCTGCAATAGCCTGTGTCAAAACAATATCAGCGTCCCAAGAAGGAAACCATAACAGCCCTAACCGACCCAAATTGTCATCGAATAAATCATCTATTAAACTGATGGCCTCAAGGCCTACCTTATCGTATGACAGCTTGGACTTAAATCTTGGATAATCACTATTTGTTTCTGTAAACGAGTAGCCCAATAAAGGGGCAAATGTGGAATTATTTCTCACTATTCCCTCGTTATTTTTATCGATATCCCATTCAGGAAATAGGTGAAACACATAATTATCTTTGTAAGTAGAAAAGCTCATTAAGCAAACTCCGCTCTCTTAGATTGAATAAATTCCATATCCACTTTTGTAAGCCCTGGCACAAGAGGTGATATTTGTTGCGGAGATTTAAGCTCCGCTACCAGCAAAGGATACACCGTTTTATTTGAATTATATGAACTCGTAATATTCCCGGTTAACGTGATTACCGTATTCGTAAAGGAGTCAATAACCCCTGTTTCGTAAGTGTTATAATCATCAACTATAATTACCGTGTCTCCATTAGACAGGCCTCTATATCTAGTTTCCTCAACGTTTAACAACGCTTGGCCACTTGAGGCTTGGCTTGTTAAGGGCATTGATCTAATCCATACAGGAACTCCCCACACTTGATTGAGGTATTTTGTAAGATACCTTCTCATATAGTTTGCTTCTGCATAATTGGAAGGTCTCACCGTGAATAACAGAGATAGGATAGCTTTAGTTCTTAATGAACTTCTTTGTTCCTTTCCAACTATGGCAGTCATTATTCCTGTATAATATGTTCGTCTAAGCCTTACGTCTGCTGCCCAGTAAGGAGAGTGAACAAAATACGCATCAGGTGTATTTAATGAGAAGGTCATGATCGTTGCAATATCCCCCGTATTGAGGCAGCATTATTGCCCATAAAGTTAAGGTATGATCTTTTCCCTCTGGGAGAAGCCATAAAAGATTCAAGTTGTTCCGGAGTATTAATATTTGCTATCTCTACTTTCATTTCAGGACTACTACTTTCGTTAGATCCTTTGGTCTGAAACATCTTTCCTAACTGCTTCATGTGACCTGGCGTAAAGACCGTTTCGCTTTTATCAAGTATAGATAGATACTCATTTGCCTTTAGACCATTATGATTTATAGGCAACCTCTTAAACGCTGATTCATTGATTGAAACATTTCGGCTCGGTGTTTTATCTGAATAGGTCCCTCCACCATGCTGAACCTTGGCAGGACCTCCCCCTAATCCGCCTAAGAATGTTGCGAACGCAGTTGGGTTTCCAGCTGTTCCCATTAAAGCATTAAAAATTACTTGTCTAACAATCATTTGAGCCAACCACTGGAGGGTGCTTCTAGCAAAGTCAGCGAAGGCCTCTTCAGCAGTTTTAGTTCCTTCAATAAGGCCTAATAATGCGTCAGTTATACCTCCCGTCAGTTTGTCAGGTACTTGCTTCCCTATTTCAAACCATGTATCTTTCCAAGTTTTTGCAGCTTGAAGACCTTTTTTGACACCAGACCTAAACCGTTCCCAATCAGTCTCTTCTATCCTGGCCTTTCGATCAGCATGATCTTGAGCCTGGATTATATCTAATTCCCTTGCTCTCTCTAGCAGGGCAAAATAGTCATCAATACTTAATTCTCCAATCCTCCAAAGTTCATAGCCTATAGCTAGTTTTTCCTTTATCGCTCTTTTTTCATCCTGAAGGTCCTCGTTCCTCATCTTTTCAAGAAAAGCCATATAAGCTAGATCATCTTTCATTTTTTGATCTGTTTTCTTTTTTAACTCCTTCATCACTTCATCAGCTACTTTTTTAATTCTCGCATTGAAATCATCATCGGCTTTTTCTTTGGCTACAATACCATCCATCATCACTTGCTCTAAAGTATCCTGATTCAAGACTGTAAGTACCCGTACTTCTTCAAGAGCTTCCTTCTGTTTTTGAACATCATCGCCAGCTAATATAAGCCGTGCTCTATAATGCTCCTTAATGGCCATATCAGTTTTTTTATAATCTTCTTCTGCCCTAAGCATTGTATCGTTAGTCAATTGAATCTTAAGAGAAGCATACTGTCTGTCCAGCTGATATTCTGTCTTATGCTCTGACTCTACTAATTTTGATCTTTTATCCAGAAAGCCCTGAAGACCTTCTAAGCGGATGTTATGAATATGTGCTTCCTCTTCCGCTTCCGTCATTTGTCCAGCTTTTATTAATTTAGCTGTCGCTTTCCTTTGAGCGGCTACACGCGCCTCTGTTTTTCGCATCATATCTACAAAGTCAGGCTTATCTGTACCTGCAATACTGTCCCAGGCGGCTTGAAACTCCTTAGGCATTTCCTTTATGAATTTCTTAAACGCATCCGGAAACAGATTGCCTTGTTTATCTAACTTTTTAAATGCTTCAGGTAGTTTATTGCCAATTATAAAAGCAAGGTCTCCTGTTTCACTTGTAAGATGAGCATATTGAACAAGCCTATCAAATGCTTGCTCTTTGGTGATAAGACCAATTCTAACATACCCTAATTCAGCCGTAATTAACTCGTCTACAGAATCAGCCAATAGTTTATTTTGCTCTGTCAGCTCCTTTTTCATATGAGCTATTGTCCCAGCAGTAGCTTTTGCCTGACCAGGGGTAGCATTTTTTTGTATTTGTTTTATAGAGTCATTTATGGAAGTTATTCGTTTGAGATATGTTTCTGCAACCTTTGCTTGTGCTATTTGTGCTCTCTGAAAATTAAGTAATACCTCTTTCCCCAGAGCTTTATTCAATTCTTTGTAGGATGTAGTTAACTCGTCAACCACTCCTTTCAGTTCTGGATGATCCTTTACAAGACGCGCAAGCATTGAAGAATACTCTTTGGAGACATCCTCTCCAGCCTCCATCTTTTCATTTAATAGCCCCAGAGCTTGCCTGTATGTATCAATAGAAGTAGCTACTCTCTCATGTTCAACCACTTGAGCTTCAAGAGCTTTCACCTGTCTTTCTGTATGAGTGTACCATCTTCTAAGCCCTACAACTACAGCGGCCATAATACCAAGCGTTATAGTTAAAGGGTTTATGAGTTTTGCTATAGCACCAGCTAATCTTGCAAAAATACCTTTCGATGTCCCGGCAGCTAAGTTCAGGCCTGTCCAGCTTACAGCAGTTTTTGCAAAAGATAATTCGGTGATAAGCTTCATAATTTGATAGAGACCTCTAAAGGCCACGGTGAGTGCCAAAACTTGGAAGATTAATTGGCCACCAAACGATTCTATCAACTTACCTGTTACCCAAGCTATACCCCTTAAAGCATCCACAACAACTCTAAGTGCTGATGTAAGCCCACCTTTTCCGAAGGCCAGAGCTACCATTTTAGCTAAGTCAGCAAGATTCTTGAATTTAAAGGCTAGACCTTCCGCCTGGATACCCGCCATTTTTGAAGCCGTTCCAATTTCATATGTCTTTTCAAGCATTTCTTTAAACTGGCCATCAGCGAACGCTCTTCCAAGAACAGCTACAGCCTGGGCACCTCTAAGGCCAAATAGTTCATAGGCCTTACCCATATCGACAGCATTTTTCGTATGATCCCAAATGATAGGCAAGAGATTCATCATTGCCTTTTCATAACCCTTCGTCCTTGGATTAACTTCCTCAAGAGTAATACCAAATTCTTCAAAGGTCTCTCTGAGTTTCCTGTTAGGAGCAAGAAGGCGGGACAAAACTTGTCTAAGACCAGTACCTATTGTAGAGGCTCTAAGACCACTATTGGCAAGAACCATCATTGAAGCGGCAGTCTGTTCAATAGACAACCCTGTTTGAGCGGCGGCGGCACCGACAAAGTTAAAAGATATTCTTAACTTATCAACGGTAAGCTTTGATTTATTGATTGCGTTGGCCATGACATCAGCTACACGCCCTGACTCAACAGTAGATAGATTAAATGCACGGATGGTGGTGGTAAGCAGGTCTGTTACCGTTAGCATATTTGAGAGTGTTCCGGCAGCAAGATCGGCAGCGGCGGGAAGAGCATTGATAGCTTCTTCCATACTGAAACCAGCCTGACCAAGAAGAACAGCTCCTTCAGCCAGTTCGGTTGTACTGAATTTAGTGGTAGCGGCAACTTCTTTAAGAACTACTTCCATTGCCGTTATCTGTGCAGTAGTAGCTCCGGTAATAGCTTCCAGATTCTTAAGCGCCTGATCGAACGCAATAATCTCTTGAGTTCCTACTTTCAAAGCATCTACAACTGCATATATAGCGGTTGCGGCAATCCCGTATGAAGCCGTTACAGAAAAAGCCGCCTTTACCCTGTTAAGCCCACCCACAACCTTGGATAATTGCCTTGAGTAAGCCACATGGCTATTGGCAAGGGCATTGGTACTGGTCGTAGCCTTCTTCGTGGCTACAGCTTGCCCGGTCATACTTTTAACTACCATAGACCGGGCTTGTTCAACGGCAGCTCTGAAAGAACTATCTACCCGTGCCGTGAATATCGTTCCTAATCGTAATTGTCTGTCAACCATGTTTTATTCTCCAGAGCCCATCCCTGGTGCCTTACCCTTTACCCAAGATTTGTGGACCCCCATCATTTTATCAGTGAGTTCCTGTTTTTTATCGTCCGACATATTTTCGTAATCTTTTGGGTCTCTGAACGTCATGATATTATCCTTCTTGGCTTTTGCAATAGCTTTATCGACATCAATACCATGTAGTTTGGCTTCAATTTTTATTCTATCTGATTCTCTTACAGCCGCCTGTTTATAAAGCACCTCTAACTGTCCAAAGGTTACTCCGCCGTCTCGGAAGCTTCTTCTAAAGAAGTGTTCGAGTCTGTATCCTCCGTATCGTTCGCAGACTGCGGTGACGGCTTCACTGGTTGTAATTGTTGAATCAGGCCTGCCTTCCTCAGCAGGCTCATTACTTTTTTTGTTGTACTGTTGTAGTTCTTTTCCCAAACGAGGGTGGCTAACTCCACCAACTGATCATTGGAAAGCTCTTCATAAACTTTTTCTGGTTCATCAACAATATAATTCAAAAACTCCATTATATTGTCTGTTATCAGGTCAACAACTGATTTCACAAAATCATAATCCGTTTTGTCGTCGCCTGTATCTACGAACGTTCGCAGTGCCCCGGTTAGTAACGCTGACATCTTTAATTGATCTGCAATTGACAATGGATACACTTTTATTTTCCTCAGACTACGGGTTCCTATCTCAAGGTCCGCAATCTGAGGATTCAATTTATTATCGTCTCCGGACATAATATAAAACTCCTTTCGGTTGGTGTTCGTTAAAAGATTAAAGGTTTATGACCATTCAATTCTTCCAAGAGGGGCCCTGTCCCAAGCCGCATTTCCTCCGGTCACATCACTTAAAGAGTTCTTAGCCTCAAATATGATCGGTACTGCTGCTGCATCTTCCGCAGCAAGGTCCATCTCAACTGCCGCTGAAACCTGTGCTCTCGGAAAGATCATATCCATATAGTTTATGCCATTAGGATATGTGTACCTGGCCTCCATCCTCTGATACGTTGGAGCAACCCTTCCACCGAGAACAACTTCCCCACTATGAGCAGTGAAATCGTCATATGGAGCGGCGGTAATATCCTTCCCATACGCAAGATTCATATTGAATGGAGTAACTTCTTTGAAAGCACACTCAAGAGTTGCTGCTTCCCGGATAGGGGTCACATAATCCTCAAGCATTGGAAAGCCTGATTCAAGGCGATACCAATCAACATTACCCATAAATTTGGTATTTGCCAACGCACCGATACTATTGGAAGAACTCAAAGCCTTTCCAACTGTAGCGATATTTGCCGCTGAAGCGCCAACCTGAATCTGAGCCAACCCTAACGCTATTGTCGATGTATCTGTTACGATAGGTCCTTGTCTAGCCATATAAATCACCTCCTATAAAATTTTTTAATTTAAGATAAAGCCGGAGAGTTCTATACGATTGTGTTATTTTTTCGGAGTGTCTTCGATTGGTATTGGTAAAAAGTTAATAATATTTATATGCTTACAGTCTTTACGGAAACACCTCATTTCAAGTGATCCATAAATCTTTATATCCACAGCGTGCTCAAACGGTACGATCTTACCCTCATCATCTTTAACCCTTCCGAAAGAAAAATGAAATATTCCATTGGGATATCTCTTTACTAATCTCTTTTTACATTTTTCGCAAATAATCCAATGTGCTTTATCACCCATAATAATCCTTTTTAAACTTTTGCTGACCAACGGAGATCGAGCGACAGGGTTTTGAACTTAGTTTCATCTTTAGCGATAAACTGTTGTGATTCAACAATATCTAATATTAGAATAGCTCCTATCAGTTCCCATGCTTGGCTTGCATAACTCCTATATAGAGGTATTCTTTTCATGCCGTCTGTTGTCGTTATGTCTGTCAAATAACCCATAACGGTATCTCTAAGCTGAGCAAGCTTAAATCCCTCCTCATCTTTTCTGGAACTGCAAACAACATCTATCAGCGCATATGAGAGAGTTCCAACATTCATGTCTCCAAAGTTTACATTAACCCATTTCTCTACTGTGACAGGCTGTCCCTGTATTACAGGTTGGGCAAGGCCTTTATCGAAGACAACCGTTATTCCTTCTCCGGTCTCTATATTATCTACGAAGAACTTTATAATGCTGTCTCTAAAATTACTTTCTCTTGCTGTAGGATCAAGCGCCATCTGGATTCTCCACTTTCTTTATGCAATCACAAATGAAATCATAAAACTCACCTGCCAAAAATGTTACTGCTTCTTTCTCTGCCTCTGATTTTCCGGCAATCTCTATATCTATTTGCTCCAGAGCGGTCCTGATTTTTATGAACTCAGAAGCCCTATGCTCTACAAGAAAATACAAGTCTTTTGGTATTATCTCAAGTAATTTCATTATCCTACCAAACTAAAATAATAACTGCTCCATTTATTGGCGATGTTATCAAGGGATTTATCGCCTCTTTGAATCCAATCTCCAGCTGCATATTCATCTGTAGTGGGTGTGAAGATAGGCCTGGCAGGTTGTCCTCTTCTGCCATATTCCATCAGCTTCCCATATTCAGCAATCTCTACTGGTCTCCCAGGATTATTTGATAACCATGATTTACTGCCTGAATCCATAATACCAGCAGGCACTCCGGCAAAATAAGCATAACCTTTATACTGGGTATCAGTAAGCCTCATGGTAGCAATGCTGTTTATAAGGTCTCCTAATAATTCCCAAAATCCTCCTCCTCCAGCAGAATCAGCCTTCCATTCCGCGTATCTTTGATTATATGGAGCATAGCTTGCCATGAACTTTTGAGATGCAATGTTTCCAATTATAAGTTGTTTAAAGTCAATGGCTGATTTACGAGCTATCTCAGGAGCTTCGGTATAGGCCTTTCTTTCAACCTTAGTCAAAGCTCTGTTCCAGCGTCTTAAATCAGACATTACATATCTAAACCTTATTACGGTCATGTTCCCTCACCCATCCATTTACAAGATATTCTATTGAGTATGTTCCAAAGTTGGAAGGAACATAGGTTTCGTTAATTACAACGTGCTCTCTAAATAATCTCGGTACATGAAAAAACTTAGGGATTCCATTTTCTCTAACCTTCTTATACAGCACAAATATATCAAAGAAGGATTCAATGGCTACCGGGATTGCCTCAATCAAATGCTGGTCAAGCCATTCATTTTTATATATAAATCCGTACCATCCGTCAGGCTTCTTCATCTCCCATAACCTTCCGTGATCCAATATGATAACCTCGTCAGCCACTTTCTCAGCTGATTCGAAAGCTCTCCCTGGAGCCGTATCGTACTTTATGTTCCCGCAAGGGAGTATAAACATGGTTAACATAAGTGCCTCGGATCAGGATTTAAAATGGTTTTTATAGGACTATATACCCTTTGCCCAGGACAAGTTTCCTTATAATTGTATTCTGGTCCGTACACTACAATAACTTCTGGAGGAGGATCGTCATCAATTATCAGCTTTGGAATGTGTCTTGGCGTAATAGGGTCAACTATCATTTTTTTTCTCCTTAGACAGAGTAAAGAAGCCATGGCCTCTAGGACACTTATCATAATACGCATCTTTTATGCCATCAACTCGGTATGTAAAATCCTTTACTATCCAGTTACGCATCCCAAAGAACCCTATCCAATCTCTGGAATCCATGCAAAGAGTGTGAGTTCTATCAACATTATTGGCCTCTGCTGTGAACGTTCCATTTGAACCAAGAGGTATTACCGCGAATATATTGTCAGTGACAGAAGCAATATTATCTAAGATGATAGACATACTATCAATGTTGTCTACGTGCTCAAAAACGTCCTTGGCAATACACCAATCATACTTCCATGGATTTAATAATCTTCCGTCACTGCTGCATTGTGAGCAATATTTCTCTGAACAGGATATAGCATATGAACTGAGATCAACGCCCCAAGCCTTCCGGTGTAACAACCTAAAAGCTTTAACGAGATAACCCTTGGCACATCCATAATCTAAAATAGTTTGATCCCTATCGATCTTAAGTAAATCAATTATCGTCATGGCCATAGGGATAGTTAATTCCGGTATCCACCGATAATTCTGGTAGCAGCTTTTACCGCTTTCTATACCGTGCTCATAATAGTCTTTATCGTATGTTTCCATAAAGCTCCTATAAGAACCAAGATTGCCCGTCCTGAACTCCGGGTGAAGCCTTCTCTTTGTCACAGATATAACAGGGTATCTTATCCATAGATGGTATACCAATATCATTCAGCCGTTTATAAGCCATATATCTTTTAAAACCGTCCCATCTCTCAAAGGGTCTATCTCCTGAGCTCTTAATAACCGCGATAGGTCTGATCTTTTTACCGTTCCATAATCCTTTGAGAACCCGCCTAATTCCATCCTGGTGGTAGTCGTAATCATCTTCCCTGTCAGGATGAAGAGCATCGTATTCAAGCCAATCCTCTTTTCTTAAAAAATGACCTGGATCAAAAGCTTTTATATCATCCAGAGATATCATAACAACATTGTCAGCGTTGTATTCTGCCTTTGAATTTTCAAATGCTCTCGCCAACATTTTAAACATTTCCGGCTCCAGCTCTATCCTCATGTCATTATAATGAAAATGAATACAACCATTTGTTTGTTCTTCAATGGCGCTGAGATTATTAATGACAGGGCTTTCCGGTATATCGGCATTGCAGAGAACCTTATCCTCATCCTCGGATAAACCACCATCCCACGCAGAGAAAGCATTAAATATACTCTGATAGAAAACGGTAAACTGTGCTGGACTCATTAAAATCCGGATGTCTCTCCAGTGGATATGGATAGCCTCCGCCTGCTCTATCCTTAATTTATCGTGAAAGAGAGGCAATCCTGCCAGGTTCTTTTTAGACAACATTTTCTTTATTTCGCCCAAGGAGGCACCTCCTTAGAAAGACAAGTACATGAAAAAGCACGGAACTTTTTTAATCCAAATGCAGCAGTAGCTTCTTCTATTGCCCGCTTAATACCTTCCTTATCACTATCATGCAAAGCTATTATTCCACCCTCTGCCAGTTTAGGAATGACTTTAAGAAGGTCCTGTTTAACAGCGTAATAAGAGTGATCAGCATCTATGAAGATTAAATCAAATTTAATGTCTCCATGTATTCTATCAATGGCCTCTTCAGAAGGACCAATATATAGATGAACATTATCGTGTTTCTCATTGTTCATAAGAAAGAAGTGAAAAGATCCTCCTCCAGTACCCGTCCCGGCTTTGAAAGCATCCACGGCATAAAACTGTTTATCTGGATATGCTTCTGCCAGCATGGAGATAGCAATCCCATCGAAAGTCCCTATCTCCAGATAATTTGTCTTATATGCCATATACGTTTTAAAGCTATATAAGGTATCAAAGCCAATACACCATTTACCTGCATAGCCTGGAACTTCATCAGCGCCACGATATTTAAGCCAATCGTCATACGATTGTGTTTCAATATACATTAGTTATGTCCTTTTCCAACCTTTTGATGCAGATTTGGTTTTGGGTTTAGCAGGCGCCTTCTGTTTGGGAGCCGCCTTAACCTGTGTTTTTTCACCTTCATACCCTACGGAAAGCATAAGGAGCTTCTTGTAAGCTTCATCAGCTTCCGGGAACTGTTTAGCAAATACTTCCTTCTCTTCATCGGTTGACCTGTGATTTATACTTTCAAGGTCAAATGTTTCTGCCAAAGAGGGTTCGTAATCCATTCCGAACCATTCCACAAAACTCTCTATTTTGCTTTGATCGATATATGACTGAGGGAACATCATTAAAACAGCCTTACCGGATGTTACTAAGTCCTCGATAATAGTCACTGATTCCATATAAGATTCAACAACATCTTCGATTGACCAGGTAGGATCATTTATAAGAGTTTTATAGATGTTGAGAGGATGCCTTGTAGAGATGCCTATTTTTACATCAGGCCATATCTTGAACAGAGAGTCTTTAATTACATCCCACACCCTTTTTTGACCAAAGAAGTTGTTCTTAACACCGAAAAACTTCCAATCGTTTTTAATCGCCTCATCGATATAGCTTTGCAGAATAGCTTCAAATGCTTTAGAATCAAAGGATACGTCCTCTTCAATACGCCCAAGGTTTTTGAGATTAAGGCTATTCCCTATCTGGCTGAGTTGAGGATGTTCCTGACCGGCTATAACATTGATCCATCCAGTATTATTATTCCCTGGC